ACCAAATTGGTTGCGGTATTGCTTGATTTTCATTTTGTTCAACTTGGCAAGGTTGTTCTCTTCACGCTTAACTCGTTCTTCCCAAACAGTAGCATCCCAGCGCTCTAAATCCCGCTCTGCTCGCGTTTTCAATCGCACCGAATAATTTTCATCATACAAACGCGCTGCAATCATCGTATCATACCAAGGACCCGCGATTTGCCAGCCTTCTTTTCTGACCATATGGGTATCAAACTTTAAATGGTGCGCGATTTTTAGTTTTTTGGGATCGGCCAACAACCTTTGTACCGTATGCCAAATGTTTTCTAAAGCCAATTGGGGCTCACCCGTTTTATGCCTAACGGGTACATAAAAATACCTTGGCCCTTGAGAATCCCAACCGCCAAAAGCAAGCCCACAAATCTCAGCATGTTTGAACCAGTCCAAGCCTGATGTTTCAGTATCAAACACCAACACTGGAGATTGATCCAAAAAGTTAACCATCTGTTCAAACGCTTCTGGTTGCATGATCAACTTTTTGTCTGGTGAGCCCGTATCGTAAGAGCGAAAAGGGCTATACGGCACAACCGGCATTTATCCCCCTTACAACCGCGATCGTAAAAACTCCTCAAACGTCATAACAATGGCCCCTGGTTCGTCATATTTGAACGGTACGATTTTGACCCAAGCTTTATCCTGTGGAGACCAAAGATGCATTTGCATCAAACGCACAGTAGGTGTTTCTACCAAAGCAGGGCCCGCCCAATCAACCCTGGTCAACTCACCCGTTCCAAAATTGTACACACAATTTACGGGAGCTTCTCCCCTCGTTGTTTGAACGGCGGGGGGACTTTGTGAAAGCGCTTGCCCTTGCGGATAATCAGCTTCTCTTTCACTTCCCCCATCGTTTCGTCTGCTAGATTCTCTATCGTCTGAAGATGTTCCTCGATCTTCGGATTCGGATTCGGGTTCTGGTTCTGATTCAAATTCGGGTTCTCCGAACAATCCGTCAAAGTCGCCTTCTTCGCCTTCTTCGCCTTCTTCGCCTTCTTCGAAGTCTTCTTCGTCGATGTAATCTTCCTCTTCTTCTTCAACGTCCGCTTGTCCTTGATCCCCAGACACTCGTTGATCGCGCCCGAGAAGAATCTCACTGCAGTCCAATTGCTCACCCGGCGCGACCCCTCCAACACCTTCCCATTGGTCTTCCTCTTCTGTTTCTTCACCGGGCTGGTGCCCGCTATTTCCGTTACCAGAGTGCTGAGCGTTGGATACCGTTGCCCCCGGTACAGATAATAAAACTGCCCCACCTTGATCGTGTGTACCGTTCCAGACTTCCGCGGCCATTCCTTTTTCAAGACATTCCCCGGACGAAGCAACGCTATCTTCGGATTCCGCGAACGCTCCCGAAACCATCGGTCGTGGTCGCGATTCTCGCCCCATTTCCATTTGCACCCGTCTGCCTGTTCCGAAACACTTTGCGCACGGCGCACTGTGTTCGTCTCGGCCAAGACCGCCGCAGACTTCGCAGTCTTGGCCACCGGAGGGTTTACCGGTACCTCCGTTTGGGCCTTTTTTGGCCGCCCCCTTTTTTTCTTTGGTGCATCGACCACCGGTTGAGTTACCGCCTTTTTTGGCCGACCCCTCTTTTTCTTTGGCTCTTCCACAACTGGCTTAGTAATCTTTTTCGGCCTACCTGGTTTTTTCTTTGGCTTTTCGACCGCCACTTTTGCAGGCCTGCCCCGCTTTTTCTTTGGCTCTGCAACTTCAACCTTTTTCGGACGACCGGGTTTTTTCTTTGGCTCAACCGTTGCCTTTGCTGGTCGGCCCCTTTTCTTTTTCGGCTCTTCAACCACCGCTTTGGCTTCTGCCTTGGGAGGTCTGCCCCGTTTTCTTTTCGGTGGGATTTCCACCTGACCTATTTTTCCCCGCTTTGGCGGTGGACGTTTCCGCCTGGGTGGGGTGGCTTTTTCGGACACCATCAGTTTTTCTCCTTCCTCTTCTTCTGCAACAATAGGCACTAAGCCGACCGACTTTTGATAATCAAAAGCGATCGCCAATGCATCCACATGTACATCAGTGATCTTTGCAATCTGGCCTAGTGTGGCATCAACCCCCAACTCTTGAACCACCTTCGGCAATTGCACCGTTGCAAATTTAGCCAAACAATCTTTCTGCACTCGACAATCAACACAAGGCGATCCCTCGATCCCTTCCCAAACCAACCCGTAGCATGGAGGTAAAGACTCCGACATTTTTTGCCTCCCCGGAAAATAAAAACGACAAAATCACAAGGTTTTCACCCTGTCAATAATTTTGTATTCAAAACGCTGAAAACAGACTCCAATTTTTTTGAGCCAATAAACACAGTCCTTCTGTAAAACTTTTCAAAAACTTCTGGAATTTATAATCGAGCCAACCGGGACAAAAACGAGGAATTCTGCGATTGAGATCGATACAACGCATTGTCCCCCACCGAGTGTGCCCCCGGATCCCCCTGAGGCACGAACACAAGCCGCACATCAAACAAAGCGCTCAGCTTATTTGCAGCTAACAGCATTTCCCTTCGAGTTCCCTCAGGCTCTTTTTCTGTCGGTCCATCCCACATTAGATCGACTGCCTTGACTCCTGCATAATAGAGCTTCAAAATCTGCACGATTGAGATCTTCTTGCCAAACGTGCACACCGCGTCCGGCCCCACATGAATTGCGTCAATTGGCCCTTCGGTAATTACCACCCTTTCATATTGCCGGGCAATATCCAGGTTGAACAGTACCTCTGAAGCCCCTGCCATGTTCGGGACTGGGCCGGGATTGAGCGCTTTGATAAATCGCTTGTGATCAGAATCCCACATAGCGCGGGCTTGCCAATATACCAATTGATTCTGTTCGTAGACTGGGAAAATGATCCGGTTGGCATACTTGCCTTGCGCACACCAAAACAAACCAAATTGCATTACATCCTGGTAGGTGATTCCCCTCGAAGCCAAGTAGGGCAATTGCAAGTAGGTGCTCGGTTCGATCGTCTGCCAACCTTCTGGAGGCAAAATAGGCACTGCAGGTTTGACTGCAGTTCGCACCGATTCGAGGTACTCGATTTCGTAATCGTCATCCTCTGGTTCCCCAAAGTCTACAGGCGCAAACGACCGACCCAACACCATCTTGACCGCCTGCTCTTTGGTACAGCCTTCTAACAGCTGAATCAAGGCCAGGGTACCGCCAGCCCCTTTGACCGCTATCCGACGACCATCAAACCCCGTCTTGTACTCCTCGCAATACCAACAATGCCAAGATTTGCGCTCGACGTTCACCCGCAATTTGTCTCGCCCGCAAAGAGGGCAAGTCATCCTCCATTCACCCCCTTTTCTTCCCGGTTGGGCGCCAAAGCGCTGAATGAACTTCTCGAGGTCAAAACGTTCGATTGCATTTCTGATCATATCGGAACCCTTTGTTGACGGGGAACATAAATACTTTGGGTTTGAGCCATTGGCTCGACAATCGGCTGGGGAAGGATTTCAGTGCCACAAGCCGCCAATGAAGCCATGGTCATCTTGTCAAAATCTGCATGGATTGTGACCAAAAGGTGGGCTTTGTTTGCGCGGTATTCCTCGCAATACAACCGGGCTTGCTTGCGTTCTTCTTCTTCTCGACTTTGGTTAATCGTGCCCAAGAAATCTGCAACTTTCACCTTGTTCCAACTCCAGCTATAATCCGCCACCTTCATCACTGTTTCGGCCACATCATCATCATCCTCTTTGCTTGGCCGCGTCCCTTGGGTCGCCGTCCACACTGCATAACCACGGTTGGCCAACGTTTTCAAATCCTGGAAAGCAGCCGATTGGTGCTGCTCTTCTGTCCTATGGTATGTCTCCCTCGAGCGCAACAAATCCCCATAGTCCACAATCACCAAAGATGGCTTCCAATTCCGGGCCCGATGCAATTCTTGCATTTCCCGAGCAATCGTATCGGCTGTGTAATTCCATTCCCTGGTAAACCCACGCACAACCAACCGATCGGCGAACATCCGGTAATCAAATTGCACCCGCTCTAAAGTCTCTTTGGGGAGATTTCCCGCCATAACATCATAGAATGATTCTTGAGCAAAGAACGTATCGTATCGCGTTTCAATTAATGGCCTTGAGCCTTCGTACACCAAATGCAGTACGTTTGCTTCTGTCCGTCGAATAGCTTGCGCCCCAAGGTTCAAAAGCAACGTACTCTTTCCCCGTTTTGCACGCGCACCCCAAACCCCAAGCTCACCGATGCTCAAACCGCCATGGAGCACTTGATCGACTTCCGGGAACCCGGTGGAAAACGAATCCAACAATGGATCGGAGGCTAGACGGTCGGCTTGTCGCTGGGCAAACTCTTCAAAGAAGAACGATCGATCCGCGTCGTAAAATTCCAGGTTGTAAACCCGATCCATGGCTTGCATCATCACGTCATAAGCTTTATCGGTCTCCCCCTGGTTGTAAAACTCTCGAGAAGTCCGATAGGCTTCGGTGAAAATGTTCCGACGAACAAAATCTACCGTTTGATCGCGCAACCATTCCTCAGCCCTCAGATCCGCCTGGGCGATGATTTCAATGGCGTGCACAAAGTATTCTCGGGCCTCCGGTGCCAATTGACGCACAAGCTCTTTGACAACCTTCAACGGCGGGATGGCTTCATATTTCTGCTGATAGGCCAACATCTGCGCATACACCCAAGACAAAACCTCGTTTTCGAAAAACGATGGTTCCAAATGCGGCATGACCGTGGTTGCAAACGCTGCGTTCTCCGCCAGCATGCGGAGCAACGACCGTTGAAACTCTACGCCAAAGGGAAAGACTGGCGTCGTGACCGGTGCACGCTCAACGGGCATACCCACGCCCCTGGCATGCCTCCTGTGTACGCGCACGCAAGCCGACAATATCAAAGCCTGCATGTGCTTCGAGTAGCGCTCTGCACTGCTGAGACGCCACACAGCGAATGCAAATGGTTGACCTGGGGTGGTAGCCAAAAGTCTCTTGCTGCATGCGAGCCATGCAAAGCGCAAGTTGGCCACGCACCACATAATAATTTTTGGCTTGTTCGGAAGCTGCGCTCAGGTCGCGGTTGGGATCAAAACGAGTTTGGGTGGGGGTTTGCGATGCACGATAGCGCTTATAAAACGCATAGTCGCGGAATTTGCGAAACTTCTTGATATGCCTTTCGGACATCAAAAAACATTCCTGCAACTTCGGCGCAAAAATCCAACGCCGCGTTGCGAACAATGAATAAAGCCAATGTCTGGGATTGATTTGCCGAGTCTTGCACCAATCGATCATCTTGTCAAACAATTTTAAATGTTTTTCCGCAGAAAGAGGAATCCCCTTATGGTAACGTTGTTTTTGCTGATAATGAGCGGTATATTGACGGTAGAAACAAAAGTCCTCAAACAGTTGCCGACTGTCCATTTGTGTGCTGCCCCCTGTATAGTCTACCTGCAGTTAGTGTTTAACCCCTACTACAACGGCGGATTCTCCAGCTTCCAAGTTGGATCTTTCGCCGTCAATAATCCAATGCAGTACCGTATTACACGATCCAGTTCTGCGGTTTCAAGAGTTTCATCCTTCATTTTTGCAACTTCGATCAATTTGCCCAACATTGGGTCTCTTTGCCGTTCTACCTCGCCTGATGGAACGGCCCTTCTGTATTGGCGATAGCACGCTATCACCCGCATGAAGTCTTCCACACCTTCCGGGAAGGGCAAAGCATTCACCAGATCACGACCGTTGAAAATCAGCCACCGTCGACCCGATTCTTCCAGCCAACGCAGAAGGTGTTCTTTGTCTTGAATGGATATTCGATTAATGCGCTCTACCTGTTCACGTTTGGTCAACACGGTTGCTCTCCTTAAACAAAAAACCCCGGTGCCAGGGGTCGGCTTGCACCGGAGTTTAGGGGGCAACTAAGCGTTACCAACGTGCATTAGTAGACTGACCCAACCTATAGCAAAGCCTGCAAACCCTGACAACACTTTTTTTACACAATCGACAAACGACGTGATTTTACACGCCTTTTTCTCGCTTCGCGAGCCATTGGGGGAATACTGCAGGACTGGGCAAAACTTCAACCTGAAAGGTCGGCTCTTTGTAGTACGTTTGCAACCTTTCCAGGCTATGTTTTTCGAGCTTCTTGTTATGCCGATCTGCGAAATCTACCAACACAGCTTGACGCTTCCCCTCTGCTGCAGTGCAAATCCGATACATGGCTTGAGTCAAACTTACCTCAGCTTGTTGCCCTCTTGCAAGAACTAATGCATCAGCCACCGGTAAATCTACCCCTTCGCCAAGAATCGTTGTACCGATAAGGATTTGCACTTGCCCTCGTTCATTGAACGAATCAATCACATCCCCTTGCCTTCCCCGATGGAGATCAGTAGAAATGAATTCCACCCGGTTCAATTTCTTCCCGAGCTTGACTGGAGGAAGCAAGGCTTCAATCGTGTCTTTGATTAGGTACCCTTGTTTTTTAGTGCAAACCAAAACCAACACCCGGTAACCCTTATGGGCCAACACATAGGCAGCATGGGCACAAAGCTGATTGCGATAAGCATGCTCCATGATCCCAAACTTCCCATGGCCCCCGTTGAAGGTTTCCCACCGGGGGATACTGTGATCCAAACGAAGCTTTTTGCCTAATACAGGTAAAAAGGCCACATGAACCGGCACCAAATGACCTAGATCAAGTAATTCAGAAGAAGTCATCTTATATACCGTGTTAGCCAATAGAGCATGCATGGCAAGCTCATCCGACCCAGATCGAAAAAACGTGCCTGTCATACCGTACCGATGAAAAATGTGGCCACAACAACGCATGATCTTCTTGTACGATACCGATGCCCCATGATGCCATTCATCAACAATCAAACACTCCCTGGAGGCATAGAACGGGCGCTTGAGCCGCACAGCGGTCGCCGCAGTGCAAACCACTATGTTCTTGCCCAAGGCTATATCACGTCCCGCTGTGCCTTCCAGGTGATACGCGTAGCCTGGACCAAAGAATGAATTGATCGCCTCGACCGTTTGCCGAACAATCCGATCGGTGGGCGCAAGCCAGATCGTCGGCTGGGTGAGCCGACGGACGATCGCGATGGCTGTCCTTGTCTTGCCCGATCGTGGAGGCATATCCAACACACCAAACCCGACTTGCACTGCACGATCCACCGCTTCTTGCTGATAATCACGCAAAGGAATCTCCACGTCCAAAGCGGGAATATCCGAAGGCTCAGGACGAATGCGTTGATCATCAAACCCATATTCCACCCGGAACTTATCAGCCAATCGAACAGCCCGAGCAAGCAAACCTGAAGGGAACCATGGAGCCATAAATTTAGGTTTGCGGACCAACCGACACCAACCATCCCAACCCACCTGAGGCAAAGAAGGCTCCACAATATCCCCATCATTTACATAGCGCTCCATACTCTTTATCGGATACCGCAATTCAGCGTTGAGCACATCCACAAAAAACGGTTCAGCGTTGAGCACATTCGTTCGATCGTTGTGTATCTCAAAAATCATGGCTCACCAAACTCGAGTTTCAATCGATTCCACATACCCGTCCAACCCTTCTTTTTCCACGAACCATTCAGGCAAAATTACAAAAGAGTAGTCCGCATCGTGATCTTTGATGATCGACTGGGGAATCCAGATCTCATCCCCTTGATCCCCACCAAATCGCAACAAAATAGCTGCCTCTGATTCGTGCACAAATTCGCATCGAAGTTCATAGAAAAGCATGGAACGACCCCTTTCAAATTGGATGCATTCCCACAAATCAAAAATCGAGGCCGAGCGCAAGGGTTTTTTCGCGGCACGGCGCGAGCCGGCCCGCGGCGCGTTACGGGTTTCAGTCTGGGAGCTGATCTGCTGGTTTGCTGATTTATTTTTGACTCGAATTTTTCGCACAAATTAATTTTTATTTAATTGATTTCGACTGGGGTGAATTTAGCTTGATTGAATTTTTAATAGATCTCTCACCAAAAACGATCTGTTTGCATGTTATCTGCTGATCTTTTTTGTTTGTTTTTCGATTGATCTACTTCATGTGGTATAGCCCGATTTTCGGGTCCTTCGGACCACTCAAATCGGGAAAGACATACGTTCACTTCGCGCGGCTGGGAACCGCCGCGCTCCGTTCACTAGTCTTGCTTTTTTAAACCCTAAACCAAAGTCAAAACCGAAAACCAAAACCAAAACCAAAACCTTTCAACTTACCAGCTGATATTTCCTTCCCAGTCGGTTTTACTCCTGTCAAAGATCCCCCGCGCGCCGCGGTTTCGAGCCCCCGGAGCGGTTTTTGCTCCGGGGAAGCGAGAAAGCGCTGCGCCCCAACGGAGGATGCCCGAAGGGCTCCGACGTTGGGCAAACCCAACATAAACGCAAAAACCTTTAGACAAACAACAGGAAGTACAAGATACCCAGTAGCCAGGACAAACCTATCAGCAGAGCGCTGGAATGGGGCAAAAGGACCCGCGAAGCGGGAAAGGGGGTATCATACTGAAACCCCATGTCAAGAAAAAAATTTTGGTGCGATTTCATCCCGTCTGGTAGCGGACTTCCGCGACTGTTGTTCGTTTTCACACCCCCGAATCTTGTACAGAATCGAGCCTTCCAGGCGATCGAATTTGCCCATTGTTTTGCTCTCAAAAAATAGCAAATAAATGCGATCAAAAAAGATCATTTTTCCACAATCGCATATTTTGTCCCGACAAAAATCAAAATGGTCAACGTTGCCGTCGTGACTGCAACAAAAAAAGGATGCTCATACCAATTGATTTGTGACTGGGTGAGTTCGGTTCTTAGTTTGCTTGTGGTGTGCTCAAATCTTTTTCGATCGTCGGCTCGCAATTTTCGTTCGAATTCTAAATCAAGCTGAATCAATTTCAGCTTGGCTTCAAGCTCGAGGTCGAACGTCGTTTGGCATCGTTCTAATTTTTGCCCCAGGCGAATTGCAAACCGTGGGGTCAACAATTGCCCTGAAAAAGACGCCCTTTCCCCCATCTTGATTGGTTCTGAACACAATTGGGGGTTATCGTTCAGGCATATTTTCTGTGCTTGGGCTGGGGAATTACTATTGAGCAACACGAACCAAAAAACGAGCCAGGGCAACCGGATCATTTTCAAGCTCCTTTGCTTGCTTCATTTGTTTTTCGTCGAGCAAAACAATTTCAGTTCTGAATTTTTCGCGAACTTTCTTTTTGGCTTTTTCCAAGCCATAGCGCTTTTTCATCTCACGGGCATAGGCGCCCGCCTCAATGGCATCAATTTCATTTTGAATGCGAGCCAAAGGGTTCTTTCGCTCTTTGAAAAAGACCCATAAAAGAAAAATGCCGAGAATGAATAGCGGAATATACCAATAGTCTTTGAGCCAATAGAGCACAGCCACCGCAGCCTCCCTTTGAAAGCGGCAGGAGGTTTGCTATGTCCGGACCCTCCTGCCCGACCTCGCCGGTTCGAGGCCTCTTTTCATTTCGTCCATTTTTTGTTCAGTGCGTTGACCGCTTTAGTACCAAAGACGTAGGAGGCAAGAATCAGAAAGACTTCGATCATCCCTTCGGGCAGTGCGCTGATTTGTTCTCCGTCCACCACTGCCCTTTTCCAGATCCACATCATCTGCAGGAGAACAAGCAAGATAGCCACCCTGCCCAGGCTAACGACCATCTGGCCTGCTTTGTCCTCCATGAACAGACCACCGATGTACTTAAAGCACCAAGTCTTAAGTCCTTCCCAGAATCGGCTTAGCCACGCCTTCATGCTTTACCTCCTTTTCCAGCAATTCGCTGGCTTCTTTGTCGTAAAACGCTCCCACCTGTTTGGCTTTGTCTTCGCCTTTGATAATCCAACTTTTGACGTCTTGCACATATTGATGCATGACCGCTTGCAATTGAATTGCTTTGACTCTCATTTGCTCAAGTTGCTGTGAACGTCCTTGGATTTCTTTTTCTAGCGTTTGCCCTTCAGCCTGGATCTCTCGGATTTTATCCAACAAATAAATCACAAATTCATTGGTCGGCTTCTTTTTGCCTTCGAGCATGCTTTGAATTTCTTGCATCCATTCTTGGTCAGTTTTCATTTTCATTGTCGCGCTCTCTTTCTTGTTGGGGTTTGCAATAAGTTCAACCGAGCTTGCGCCCATTTTCTTTTTGAATTCCTCAAGTGCCATTTCGATCATAGCAAGGTCACTTCCGAGCTGAGCCAATAGGGAACGATAATATCGGTAGGTGTGCCGCCATAATCATCCCCAATTTTCAAACGTATAAAACCGGTATTGTCCACGCCCGTAGTTGTTTTGATTTTGGAGTCATCTGGACTCGAAATTTGAGTCCGCAAAAAACTAGTAATATCGGGAAAAACAATGTTTGTGCCTGCAATTTGGCCTGCCACACAATTGGTGTTATCAGCAACATCCATTAAGAAAAACAACAGATCTTTTTGTGAAGTGTAACTACTGTTTGTTGTTGCTAGCACAAAACTGGAATCAAATTTCATGGAAAAATAATAATTAGCCACAGAATCATACAAAATTCTAAATTCTGGAAAATTAGTGCTAGTACCGTCCAAGTAATATTGATTCGCGTGCATTCGAAAAAACGAAAATGCTGAAGTACCCACAGAATGTTCCCGGTGATTGTCGGGTCGTAAATCTAAATTGAATGTCATTTTATCCGGGGTTGTGGCTGTTCGTGAAATAGAAAAAACATCAACTGGACTTCCCCAAGCATTAGACACTGCTTGTAAAGTAAATGTTTCATGAGCTTCAATTTGCCATTTTCGATCATTGTCTATGACGCCTACGCCCATTTGCAATAAAACAGTAGACCCACTACTGTCATCATGAATGCGCAAAGATTGCTCAAAAAAACCTTGAGCAAAACGCCTGTTTGCAGCCCCGATATCATAGGATCCATCAATCGATGGATAAAAATCAGATTCAAGCCCTTGCGTCACGGCTGTACCAAGGTTGATTCGGCTGAGATAACCTCTGTACCAATAATAGCTAGCTGAACCTAATGTGTAACTCGAAGAAGACACAACCGGTTCTAAAGTTGAACAACCCGCACTTGCACCCGTTGAAACCGTGATCTTCGTCGAATGCATATCAGCCCAACGCTCGGTTGCCCTCCCCAGATCAAAATTGTTGTCACTGACTGGATAAGTCTCCCTCAATTGATGATGGGCCGCAATCGATTGAACCGCCCACGAAGTTTCCCCAGAATCATAATGAGTCATCCAAAGATCGGTTGTAACTGTTCCCGCATCATTGACGGCAATCGTAGTCAATTCTTGATTGGTAATGTTCCAGCCTAGCCTTTGCTGGCCATCATGATGTAGAGTCAAGCTGAATCCATTGTCCGATCGCATGTTGATTTTTTCGAAGTTGTCAGCCCCCGACCCCAAGCGTTCGAATTCAACTGCCCCCGCAGTGAGGGCTTGAATCGTACCATCATCATCGGCTACCCTAAACCGTAAATACCCATCGTCTTGCACTTCCCAGACCCAATTTGCTTTGTCGGCTGGAGCATCTTCGTTGTAGATGAACAATCGCGCATTGTTCACCCCTGAATCGGTCACCCAAAAAGGAATTTGAGTTTTGAAGCCCAAAGTATTGATATCAAAAATCGAGGTTGCCCCAAGATTGAAATTCAAATTGCCTGCAGTTCGATCGAAGGTGAATTTATCATTGGTGTCAAATTGCAAGATCGAATCGGTACCGCTCAACTGCCAAAACATGTTGGTGTCGCCTACCGCCAAGCGATCTTCGGTGGGGTCCGCATTGAACCCAACGTTCATTCCACCGATCCCTTGTTCGTACCAACGGCGCAAACCCCTGCCCTTTACGTCCTCGATGCATTGACGTAACGCTGACAACGCGGTTTGCAGATTGTCACAACCATAGGTTGCTCGATCTGCATTTCGATCGTTGGCAATCCCCCCACCTTGGGATGACCAACCCGATTCATACGAATCATCGACCTTGCCCTCAAAATAGAAATTGCGTTCGTCGGTGATGGCCATCGTGGCTTGATCAACTTCACCAATTTTCATCCATTCAAGGCCTGGGGAAGTTGCTTCAATGCGCACGTTCCATTTGGCCAAAAACCGAGTGTTGATCGATTGCGAATACTCGGAGCCTGACCCGGCAGAATTCCAAAAGATACGCCCTTCACTTTGCCCAGGCACAAATTCAAAGCGCACGTAGATCCCATAGGTACCAGGCGCATAGCTGTTCAAATCTACTGTCTTTGACGTATCCCCTTCAGAGGTCAATGTGCCATAGTAAATAACACCCCCGTCACGCCTTGCAAAAATGGCTTTGCCTTTGGTGACCGTTAGATTTTTGGCTGACGGGTTGGACATTCCAAAACCACTGATTACCCATTTTTGTGTCTTGTTGGGGTCGGTCATAAACTGTTCAAAAATCTGTCTTGATTGTGCATCGCTTTCAGCAATAAATTGAAAATCGGTAATGTCAACGCGTTCGTTGGATTCTACTCGCAGAACATCAGTTCCCATTTTTGACTCCCTTAGACACCTACGGCTAGTTCGGGGATAACGCCCGCAACAGTGATAATGTCAAAAAATTCTTCAAAAGTTGAACTTAGATAAAATGGCCAATATTCAAAAACGACTGGAGGGCCGGCACTAATTAGGACGTTCGCCGTTTGCGTATCGGGCAACAATTGCCCACTAAATACATCACTAATGAGCATGCTCATAATCAAATCTTGTGCCCACAGTGTTTGACGTAACGTTAGGTCATTCCCACCCGAAAGAGTGCCTGCATCGCTCAGTTCCCAGTCAAGATTGCTTTCCGTTACAAAGTTGGGTTGCAACTTCCAATCCACATCAGCCTCAACTGTGAACGCGGTTGCTACCTCACAGATATTTGTGTAACCTACAATGCCTGGGGTGTCGTAGGTTGCAAAGTCTGTCCCTGTCCCCGCTTCGACTAGATTGGTGATCACATACGTTCCATCATTACCCGCAGCCGAATTAGAAATCACAATATCTTTCCCTAGATCATCCGGGTAGGTGAACGCGTTTTCCAAATCAACGGTAATTCGCCCGCTTGCTGCAAGGGTTGCAGAAGCTTCATACTGCTTACCAGTGAGAGCAACGACGCTTGCAGAAATGTAGCCTGAGATAAACCAAATGCCGTTATTGTTACCCCCTTGCGGGTTGCTCACAGCACTACCTGTGATCACGATCTGTTTATTAACGTCCCCTGGTACAAAAGCACTTGCTGTCACATCCGACAACAACGTGGGTGAGCCCGTGCTTACACTTCCTGTGGCGCTTTGGTACGCCCAATACTCTGTTGCAGTTTGTAAGCTAATCCCCAGCTGTTTCGTGCGCACGCGCATACCCGCGCTCGAGGTTGCCCGGATTCCAAATTCAATTCGGTGATTGGAAGTTGAATTCGTCCAAGTGCTATAGGGTTCCTCATGGATCAAAACGTTATCCACCCAAAATTCAACCGTGCCCTGCCCTGACTTTTTGAGCGTGATTTCATACCAAAGATTTACGTTACCCGTGAAAGTTGTTCCAATAAAACCCGCGCCTGCATAGTCGTAAAGGCCTAAATTGAATTGCCCAGGCGCACCCGCGGTAATGCCAATTGCTATTTCTTTGGAACCATCTTGAATGGCCAAGGAACATTGTTCACGAACGGCGCCCAAAGTTGCTGTTGATGGCACTTTCAGAATATAGGATAAACTGCATTCTGTGGCTGGGGTAACGCGTGCTCCTTGGGTGTCTAGCATCCGATAGTATGTTGCAGACCCATCGCTTGATGTGATTTGAGTGTAAAGCCCATTGGCTGTAACTGCAATCCCTTCGATCAAAGTCCCCACATAGGTAAAAGCGCTACCAGGAGATACAGCGCCCGGGTAATAGTCATAGGTAACAGCGCTTGGAATCGACGATCGCAAATCAAAAAGTTCACTCAGATCATGTAGTCGCACACTCCCTACTGAAAGCACTGTGGCAGGCCGCGCTTCTAGCTCTCTGATTCCCGATCCAGTGTCTGCGATCGTATTGTAATTGATTGTGTTCAAATATGTTTTGCCTTGCGCTATGTCATCTCCCGCTGTTGAGATTGAAATAAACACTGTGTTAGGGTATTGCAAAAGATCTTCAATGATCGTGTAGCTTCCCCCCGATCCTACCAAAGCATCAAGCGCCAATTCGATCCCGAAAATAGTTCCTTTTGGGCCATAAGCGATCGCTTTGATTACTTCTCGAAAGCGATCGTCGTCTTTGAAAATGGGCAAGCGTTCAACACCAAGATTTCCCCCCAAGGCTGTTAGGTATTCGCCTTCTGCGTAGTCTACCAAAATCGATCGACGCAATAAATCTAGCGCTGACCAAACTTTTGACAGATCCACAATTTCCGCTTCTTCAGTGTGATCTTTTGCTGTGCCTAAAACCACAGCCCCATTTTTGACGTGAGAAATTCCAGTGAAACTAGTCAGTGTTTTTCCTGTATAGGTATAGACGCAACCATCAATCCCAATCAACCCTGAACTTTCCCAGTCAAGCGTTGAATAGGCATTGATGGTTACTGCCCCTGCACTGGAAGCACTAGAAGTGCGCGTAATGCGATACCCACCGATCGCATTATCAGCGTCACCAATGGCCTTTGTTACGCCTTCGATCATTCCAACAGATGCAAAAGTACCCATAGCAAACCTCAAGGGGCAGTGATTGGTTCTTCAATCAATTTCCGCGGACCCGTTTTGTAAAACAAAGGCAAAATTTTTCGTAAGTTGAAAACCTTTGCAGCAAATTGCCTATGCGTTGAATCGAGCACACCGCTAAGAACATGGTTCTCAGCAGTATCAATATCGATCACAAAAACACTCAACGTTGTTTCGACTGGAACGATGGGCGAATAACAAACAAGCTCTGCTTCATTGTCTGCAATCACTGTGGCGCCTTGGCCTGCAATCCCCGAATAGCAAATTGGATCGCTTGTGTCCTCAGCTGTACCAATATGCACCCGGTAGTTGTGCCCAAATTCAAACGTACCAGAAATAGTGAGTTTGTAACCGCCGTCCTCAGGCAAATAAGATCGATCTACACTCGTCAAACTAAATGCCATGATATCCCCTAATTGATGTTGATGTCCCCATCAGAAGTTCTGGCAATTTGATCATCCAAAATTATCACATCGGTTGCAGGGCTAGTGATGATCACATTGTTGACGCCAGTCACGTCCATGATTGTCTGATACAAAGCACTAACCAACACATCGCCTGAAATGCCCAAAGTGTTGACGTAATTTTTGATCGCTTCTTTTACTTCGTTTTGGACTGTCACTTGATCATAACTGTCGTTGACCGTCAACGTGACATTGATCGGAGTGATTGTTTGCACAGCTGGAGTACGCACATAAACCAAAACCCCTCCAGCCCGCACGCCTGGGAAATTGGTTCGGTCGTTTGGATCTCCATCAATAATTTTTTGAGCATAAGCAATCAAACCCGTATAAGGGCTGTAATCAGCCGTCAATTGTTCTCCGGCAGTCAAGCCCGGTGCTTTGAAGTTGATTTGCCCTGAAGCTGAATTCACCCAATAGTCATTGGCTACAGCATACGAAAAACCACCAATCAAAACCCCACGAACGTCGCTTGTGACCGTGATCCCCAAAGATTCTTTGATCGGTTTTTCATCTAAATTTAGTTGGGTCTCCCCTCCTACTGCTGTATCGCCTGGGGCAAGTCCAGCGGTTACAATTTCACCAGTGACTGTTGTTGTCGATTCTGCGCTACCGCTCCCATCATCGATGTAGACGGTCACAATACCGCGATTAACCATATCTTCGATGGCTTTGACAAAAAGGACCGTTGCCCCAGTCGTGGGGTCTTGTTCTCCTAATACAGCACTTTCAAGCGCTGTGATTGTTGAACGCGCTAAACTTGCCACGTAGGCTTTGATCCTGGCTCGAAAAGAATCATCGCTTTCTTCGTCACTGCCAAATTGAAAAGCAGCAAGGTTGGTCACTTCGTCAACGCCTGCAAGCTTGCTGACAAACTTGATGATCGTGTTGGTTGCAACGTTTCCATCTTCCCCCGGTTCTTCAGCTACCGCGGCAATCAATCCTGAATCGCGTCCTATCCCATTTCCCGGGATTTGCTCTGGACTGGTAGGGGTGATTTGCCCAGCTACTGTTGTCACAAAAATTTTGCCATCGGAAGTTTTTGCCTTGGTCCCTACTGGTATCGATACAGTGCCCACCGGACGAGCACGGGAAAAAACCAAATTGCCCGAAGCCGCTACCGCTGCACCTCGAACCAATACTGCAGGTTGAATCTCTTTGGCTCGTTCGTCCAAATCTTCGCCTGTTGCTGTATCCAGATTGAACAATTGCAAAAGCAAAGTCATTTGATAATATTGTTCATCATCTTGCCGGGCCGCAGCCGCCAAAAGATGCTTCATAACTGAGGTATCGGAAATATCGCTTAGCCCTGTTCTGCTCACCACACTGGCAAGCATTTGAGCCAATATCTGTTCATAGCGTTTTGTCTGAAATGTGGGCATTTCGTATCTCCCCTAAACCTGGACTGAAACAGTACGTGCCTGGGCAAAACCTCGAATTTGGACAGTCGCATCCACCTGCAACGCATCCTCTTGCCCAGCCGATTGGGCAAAAAGCAATTTTTCGACTTGGGCAATTCGTGGATCGCGGGCAAGAGTTTCTAGGATATGGAATCGAGCTGTTTCCAAATCAACAGCCGCAAATCTGGTACCAACAATCCGGCGTAGACCTACTGTTTTATACAGCGTATCGGTCCCGTATTCAGTAACCAAGCGCAAAATGATCATCTGTTTTAGGTTGTCTACTCCCGAAACTGTCTTTACGTCAACCGAGCCCTGGTTGACATCAATGGCAAGATCGTAAAGAGCACGCGAAGACCCTGCAATACCACTGACCGTTTCAAGTTTGAGATCTGTTCCGAGGAATTTTTTCTCTGTATCCTCTTCAAACTTCACACCTTGAACAGGTAAAATTGGCAGATCCAAAGTTGATTTTTGGTTGGTAGGGACCAAGATCTTTGATCCCAGGCCTAGGGTATTTGGAAACACAGGATCATCAACTGGGGCCGCCGTCCCTGACAATGGTAGGTTTGCTTGGGAATCAATGAACGGAGGTTTGAGCCCGTTCAGAACCGCAATCTGCTGCCATTGTCGTGCATCCCCTAAATGGCGGGCTGCAAGGTTGGCCAAAGTGTCACCCTGATTAATTTCAACTTCGCGTGCATTTTTGTATTGCGCAACCGTTGAACCTAAGGTAAGGTCCCCGTCCCCTGATAATGCATCGCCTGGGGTGAGCTGAGTACCCAAAGCCCGAACTTGGTTGAACGTAGTAGGCGCCGAAGAAGCAAGTGCCTCTTCCTTTCGTTCAGCAGACCAACGCCGCCTACTCTCCTGCTGTTCACGCAGTTTTCGAATTTGAGTAGTAGTCGGCGTTTCCCAACTTTCAGGGTACTGGCCCACCAGAACCAGCCCATCGGCCACCAAACGCATTTTGTTAATCACATAATCAGGCACAGTAGCTGCCTCTTCAGCCAATCGCTCGGCTGCAGCGTCAACTGCATCAACTGTATCTTCCCAAAAGGTGTATGGAAGTTCGATCAATTCGGTGAGGCCATCAACAAAATTCTCAACAGCAGTAGCAATTTCGGTCACCGATTCAATAATTGTCACAATATCGTTGACAAAGGATTTGATTTCTCCTACAAGGGCTGTGAGGTCATTGATCGCCCCCACAAAGAGATCCACCGCTTTTTTCAACGTTCGTAGACCATCTTTCAACCATTCAAAGATGGACTTGTCTTCTGAAAAGTTGATATCCGGGCCAATGTCCCCCGCATCCAAAACCAGTAGTTCGATGTTGTAGTTGTAAAGGAAGCGACTGGAAGCGTCGCGCTCGAGCATGAATCTTTGCGGTGCAACAAGCCAATGTTCCCGGTCCCTTGGATTGTGAAAAAGCAAAGATGTTGCTTTGGCCGTTGCTGGATCGCGTTTGAGATCGCCATACAAACGGAAGATTGAATCATTCAAATACTGAAAATGCCTTTGCCCAGACAAAGCGCCTGATACAAGGATCGGTAGCTCTCGAGCATGAGATTTTTTCTCAGGTGGCAAATTTGCTGGAACCGGTGGGCCCACGTTGTTAAGTTCCCGCGGCTTAAACCCTGTGTGACCTCTCAGTCGAATTGTGCGTTGAACGATGCCATTTTCCTCAACGTAGAGCCCTCCACCTTGGGTGTAAGAAGGTTCCAGCGAAAAAGGTTCATCGACTGAATAGTTGCTTGGAGGAATTACCAGCGGATAAATGAACCGACTTTGAAATCCTGTAAAAGATACCACTGCAGGGAATCGCAATTCGAAATAATAAAGCACACGGCGCAAAAAATCTGCATCATCGTTGCGAAATTGCCGTGCGCGTTCTTTAAGAAAGTTTAAAGCGCTGACTGCCATGAATTCCCCTTTCTTTGACCATTCATCAGTTATCGGGGATCGTCAATTTCTGAGAATTGATGTTTGCATCCCAACTCGGTGCGGGTGTTACCGGTACACCACTAGAACCAGGACCAGTCTGAACACCACTATGCACATGAGCATCAAAAATCGATTTCATCGACGCCCAAAGGGTCGCCAAATGATTTGCAATTGCTACAGCCGCCGCACCATCCCCTAATGTCGCTGTGGCATCTCCGTCTTTATCTTGAATCAACAACGACGCGCCTTGTTCAATCGAAATGTTCAGCTGGTCTTTGCTGATTGTGGTTTTCATCAATTCAGTTTTGGCTGGAGGGTCCTCAGGGGTTGGTTTGGTCATGTCGTAAAGCACGACCTCGAACGAAGCTTCACTCGGCAAATGATGTTGCTGGGTTCCCGTGGTTCCGCTTGTTGGGGGATCTGGTTCCTTCCCAGCCGCATCGATCGCGCCATTGTTGGCGTAGGTTGAATCGACTAAAAAATTACCCGCGTCAGTGACCCCATAATGGATCCCATGGTGTCGGAAAAAATCTGGATCCCCATCGGTAGCCTTCAAGCGCATCCGTTGGCCGATCGCTTCGTCTTCTCGCCCTACATCCATATTAGGGTGAGGTAACGCTCGAAGGATGATCGGTTGACTTAGATTGTCATGCATGAACCCCACGAGCACATGATCTGCATCTGTGTTGGCTGGGATAGTTCCATTGTCGAGGTTTAGTTCTCCCCCTGTAATGTCAATGTTCGCCGCCCGTGGTCGCCAAATCCGACCACGATGCAAACCCGCAATATCCTGGGTGACCAATACGTTTTTCAGCCCGTACCAACGTTGGCCGGCTATCGAAGGATAAACCAACACATCACAATAGATCGCGGCTGGATTGCTCAGATTTCGCCCGTCAACCGGTGCTTGGGGGTGATTGTCCGAATCAACTTCATAAGTCGTCACAACGATCCCGCGCAACAACAATCCCCCAGCCGCCCGATGCCTTCCACGGGGCCTTGGAATGGTTGGAATTCCAGCTTGTGAACGCATATCTACTCCTATGCTAATTGGATCCCTTGGTCTGCTTGGTCAATGGTTGGTTTTCTGTACACGGTAAAACGTTCAACTTTGTCTTTCAATTTTTCGAGATAACTTGCATCGGTTCCAATCCAACCACGAGTAACAGCCAAATTTGTACGCAATCCCCTACCAAATTGCCAAGCATGGTTGACCTGTTCAACGTAGTAATTCTCGTTGAATTCTACCGATTGCCCTGGGATTGTAATTCGCGTACCGATATGGATATCAGGCCGACCAATGCCAAGATTCAAAGTCCCCGAAAGCAAATAAGGATTGAGCGCATACCAATCACGAAGGATCAACCGCTGATATTCAGATAGGACCCCATAATCCAATTCATCAGGAGCCATAGAAGATTGCACATCCATTCTCCGCATGCCATGCCTTCGGATATCTTGTAACTCAATCAAGGGCGCAATAATAGATAACGAATCTTTTCCAGTTTGCTCCTGATGGAGCAACGATGCTATGAAATATGCATTGAAGCGCTCAGCTCCACCTTTGCTAATATCGGATTGAAAGATCTGTTGAACAGGTAATTCAAACACAGGAACTTCTTTCCAGTAGTCAATAAATCGTTCATTTGGTACTGCTGGAAAATCATCACCTATAACTGGAAAAGGACGATCGCGAATCACTACAGTCATAACAGCTTCACCCAATGCAATCGGATCACCCGCTTGAAGCTTTTGTGAAATTGAAGGATATTGTGGATCCTTCGGTAGCAAATCAGCGTAGAATTCAACAAACATTGGGTCTGAATTCTCAAACGCCAATTGCCAAAGTGTTCCATTTGGGTTGATAAAATTTGGGTTGAATTGTCGCCTGGGTGGCTCATTGGAATATTTCTTGTCGGCAAACACCACCGATCGCAAAAATGAATCTTCGGTAATTGCAGGCATGCCTTTCGGTGGATCCCAATTAATGCCCGCTTCGGTCCCCAGTTCTTCCATGAACTTTTTCAAGAACAATTGCACTACTTCTGCAGGATTGCCTAAAATTGTGGTTAATGCGCCCATCACTTGGTTAGCAATACCTTCAGTCACAATTTCATTGTCGGCATAAGGAGAAAACCAAATCGGTGTCTGCTCCCACGTCTTGGCAAAATCCCGCCCTGAAATTGTGTAGATTTCGGTTGTGGCTCCGGTTCCCCCAACTGCTCGACCTCGATTGATTTGATCCACCAAACCGCGCATAACATGAAATGGCTTATCGTGCTTGTAGAACACAATATCCACCCAGTCATCATCCACGATCCATTCAAAAATGCGTTTGGCTTCAGAAGAAGGCTTCAATTGCAACATAAATTGGCCTGAAGGCTGATTAATGTCTTTGTTGGTTTGCACACCTAGTAAACAATGGCTTGGATCGTTGGGCTTCCTTCCATTAAACTTGTGCGCACCCCCATCGGTGTACAGCACAATGGGATCATCCCCATGCTGATAGATCGTTACCTCAGCCCATGTGGTTTCACTACCTTGAAAACCGGGTTGTGGGCCTTGCACAGTCGTGGTCATTTAATTTTGCCCCATGGTCATATTGAACAGCTTATCGATCATAGAACCTTCCCCACCTGTCAATTTATCGATTTTCTGAGTTAGGTTCACAAAACTCTTTGTAAGCTCTGTTATCGGCCCACCTGCTAAATTTGAGAATGCACTGGTAGTGTTAGCTGCACTTTGCTCCATTTGCATAACTGCTGTAGCGAGCTTATTTCCTACCTGTATCTGTTTATCTAATACAGCTGCTTGTTGTCGTAAATTTGGACCCCCTCTTGTTACAACTTGCGCAGCTTTCCCCATCATTTCTTTTATGGTTGCTCCTGGTCCTTCAATCCTTGCTTCAGTCGGAGGAAGCATCGCAGCCGCAGCCCCGATATCTTCGCCCATCAACCGTTTGCCAAGAATTTCTGTTTCCCGTGCTCCAAGCTGGATCCCTTGCGCTCCTAATATACGCCTGAGGAAAAGACGACCACCGGCGCCACCCCCGCCCATCTCCATCACACGCCGCATAACGTCGCCCATCGGCCCGCCAGTCTCAATCCCCATCACCCCACGTTCGCCCAGCTGTTGAGATAATTCCTCCATCTGAATAAACGTCTGTTCTAACTCTTTGGCTCCACCAGTTCCAGTGTACCCACCGAAGGCCTGCATGAGCATCAAGTCGAAGCCACCTCGAGGACCCCTAGCGCCCATGCCCTGCACGACCTGTTGAAATCCTCTGGCAACGTTTTGAGCCCGCGTTGCAGCCAACCCACCGCGGCTTAATTCGCCCGCCATGTCTTTCAAGGAGTCCTTTGACATTGGTATGCCAGTCATCTGAAACTGTTGAATTCCTTGCGCGACAATCTGCAAGTATTGGGTGACCTCTGGCCCCCGTAGTCCAAGGGAGTCAACAGCGTCTGATAAAGCTTCCCGGAGAGATTCCCCACCGCGACCTATACCGCCTACCAAACCGCCTCGACGGGCACCCATTTGAAAAGCTCCCGCGGTTTGCGCGTCAACCCCGAACAACGTTCGTGCTGCCATCGCTGCCCCAAGAAATTGTCGCTGACCTCGACCTCCTTGGAAAACATCCCCACCGGCTTGCATAAGCTGTACAGTCTCTTGTAAAGCTTCTTGGCGACCAAGCCCGCGCAAGCGCATAGCCATCGCTTCAGGGGTTTCTGCTCTTGCCGCTCGTCTCAATTCTCTTTGGCGATTTTGCTCTGCTATTTGTGCTCGTTCTCGAGCCCACTTTCCTTGATCAAGTACGTCCAACCGTTTCCGCTCAGCAGTTCGTTGTTCAGGGGTTCGATTCATCCCAAAGTTCCGCCCAGGCCTTCCTCCTTCTATGCCAAAAATGTCGCGGATAGCTCCCCCAATTTGTCTCCCCAGAATTTTACCTGTAAAACCTTCAACAAGCGTTTCACCTAGAAGTCCTAATTCTGTTGTAGGCTGAGGACTTCCAGCTTGAATTGCAAGTTCTGCTGGAAGTCCTGTTTCTAATCTCCGCGCCCGTTGCTCCATGCCTGGGTAGACTTGCCCGGTTCCAGGATCGAAATACTCAAACCCAGGGGTTGCTTGTCCTCGTGCTTGCGCTCGGGCTCGAGCTTGTCTTGCCCTAATTCGCTGTACCCGACGACTAGGGGCCGGCTGAACAAAAGGGAAGGCCTCCACCCGTTGACGTTGATAAGCTAAAGCTTGCTGGGTGAATCCCGCTGCAGCACCCAATTGACCCGCTGCAGCGCCCCCAATGATCGGAATGCTGGCCATGGCTTGTTGCATGCCTGCCACGCCCGCAAACGGCGCTCCTGCTGCCCCACGAACCATTCCCCCGGCTGCCATGCCCGCAGCCTGCCTCCACATGCCTGGACCGCGTTGCAGGAACAAGGGAGCCATTCCAGGGGCCGCACCTTGCATAAAGCCTTGCATCCCCGCCCAACGGCTTTGTTGGGCTTCCCTCGCTTGCTGTTGTCTAATTTGGGATTGAGCACGATTCAACCGCTGTGCAGCATCGGCAGTACCAGAATAGGCCTGCTTTTGCAAATTTATGATCCTGTTCAAATTTCGCGATTGCTCTTGTACAGCTTTCAAATCGGTCTGCATCTTGCGATATCGACCACTACTCTTGTCATCTACTTTAGACATGGTTTTTGCAAGTTCAAGCTCTTGCTTGACCAAGGATCCAAGTTGCTTCTCCAGCCCTTTGACCTCAGCTTGCATGGTCACGAATTGCGCAGCTTGTTTTTTGAGATCAGCCAATGCTGCTTTGTTCAACCCCAACGTTTGGCGCAAAGCCTTTTCAAAGCCTTTGGTCTCCGCGGTCAACACCAAACTACTGCGCATCTCAGGCATAGTAATCCCCTAGCGTTTCCTCAAAATCTGGTTCTTTTCCTTCAGCCAATTCACGTTCCCATTTATCAATCAATGGGTCGCTGACAACTTCAGGAAGATCGAGAGCACGATTGATTGCATTTAGTTGCTTGTATGCTCGCTCTTGATCAACCTGATTTCCTTCCTCTTCCAACGACGCCAAAATTTCTTGACGTTGGGCAAACATGTCTTCGAAAAATTCCAAATACAATTCAGCCGAACTTTGGTTTTCAAAAAGTGCGTGACTTGCTGGTAGTTTGTATTTATTGGTCCACCAGCGTTTCAATTGCACCATCCCATTTTTAACGTTATTCTGCGCTTTGCGCTTGACCAGATCCATATCCGAGAAACGTATTCTCGTGCTGCAAGACCTCCTTATAAAGTTCCTGCACAATGCGCACGTCTTCTAAATTTTGGAGATCTTTTGCCCAGTCTGGTTTTTCGATCAAAGAATACGTCAAATGAGAAAGCATCAAATTGATCTCTGAAGTCATAGTGTCCAACGATTCGGCTGGAAGACCGTTGGCTAGACGTGCTCGCATAACACCCACCATTTGATGCTCACGAAGGTTCAAAATCTTATTGGTGAACGTCCCGCGCCAATGCTTCCCCCTACCATCTTCCCAGTCCAGTTGGAAGGTGTATTGCTTTTCTTGGCGTGGATCGTGAATCTTTTCTGGCTTTTGGGCTTGCTCTATCGTGGGCATTGATTCAGAAATGGCTTTTTGCAGTCTTGGCGCATCAGTTACCGTGTCGTCCAATTGTTCTGCAAGGTGGTCCGGGTATTTCAGATCCATGGTTTGCTCCCTTTTTATTGATTTAATCTGAGCATCGCATCGGCTGGAAGGGAGGGCAAGTTCTGAAAAAACGGAAGCCCCACGGCGGGGGGGAACCGTGAGACTTCCAGCCCAGGTGATCAAGTCTGGGCTTTTTCTAATTAGATTTCTGATTCGTCGCGCACGCGCACGCAAACGAATTCTGCGTCTTCCCCTACAATTCCTCGGGCGTCAACAGTGAAGTTGTGCGAAGCGATTTTGACTTGTTCAACCGTGGCAACCGGACGCCCGGTTTTTGTGTCCTCAATCACTGCAGTCAACTCACCTGTGTTGAGAATGTTTTCCAAGTGTTCCTCGACATTCCCGCCGTTGGCAGGGAACCACCCTTGGGTCTTAGACGTGGTGCCCACAATACGAAACATGCCCGCGGTCATACGCGCACGGTAGGCGATGGGAACAAATTCTTCCACCTCCACGTTATCGAGGATTTCCACAGGATCATATTGGATTTCCTCATTGATGGTCACGTTTCGAGCATAACCAACTTTGATTCCGTTGATTGAAAATCGCGCTCTTGCACCAGTCAGCAGTCTTCCTTTTTCGGCCATGGCTCACCCCCTTTCTATGCCGTGATTGTGCTAACGACCAGATGGGTCGTGATTGGAATGAAATTGATTGGAATGATCGGGGCAACTTCCACACTGACCTCAAGAACGTCCGCAGAAAGTGTAATTTCCAACGAACGAGTGGCCGTGAGAATGGTTGCGTCCTTCAACAAACCCAACGTATTGGTCGCCACCCCTTTAGCTGCATTCACAGTGCCCGCAAAGCCTCTTTGCCCAACAAAAAACTCCATGTTGGTTCGGAAGGTAAAAACCGCAAAATTCACAGCCTCATTGACTGATCCTTCAGTAAAAGCCAGGTTATTACTGCTCAAATGCGTTGTGACATTTCGCACAACCCGACGCCCCACACCTTCCACATTTTCCATGAAGCAAGCACCCGCTTGGATCATTTCCTCAGAATCATCCGTTGGATTCCAAGTTGACGACTGGCGAAGTGAAAGAAGGTTGGCATATTTGAAGGTCAGCGATTCGCCCACCGGTGAACCGGCTTGCATTCCCGCAGCAATCGCAGCTTGGAAATAGGGATTGAACTCTGTTCTTACCCCAGCCGTGTTGAAGCGTTCAACCGCTTGGCCAAAGGCCCGAATGTGCCTTGAGTTCAAATCGACGATCGCTGCTTTGTACTCGGCTTTAGTTGGCACGTCGGTTGCGCCCGTGTTCATGATGCCCACAAAACCATCACGTTCTGATCGACCAATGCCACCCATGTACGCGCAGTGCGCATCCACCGCGGCGTGAACCGCAGCATCAGCAGTCAAAGCCACGACTGAATTGACTCGAACACGTTTGAGCAAATCAAGCGCATCTTGCCAATCGGAAAAAGATGCTGTGCCTTCCGCTCCACCCGACAAAAACACCGGTGCTGTGGTGTTCGATGGTGCACCACCAATGGCCCCTGTGGCTTTGGCAAAAGTGACAAACTGGGAATTGTTGGTCACCCAATTGATCATCGCCCACAAATCCGCAAGGAAGCCTGGTTCGGCTGGGGAGAGACAAGAAACCGCACCTCCTGCCCCTGTGGTCACGTCCAAATCATCCGGGTCAAACGAGTTCAACCCAGTGACGATCGTGAAATCGAACCCGTTGGGGGTTGCGCCATAGGATCGGGCGTTGAAATAATCGGCCACCTTTTGGATTGTGCTTTGCACTGAAGCGCTGGTTCTTCCCGCTTCCCCGGAAATGGTGACCGTTCGAGCTACCTCCACATCACCCAGGGCAATAAACTGAATCTCGGAAAAGATTCCCGCACCATTGACCGTAACCGCTCCGGTGAGGGTGATCTTTTCCAGCTGGGTGGCCCCGGTTGCACTGGTACCAACCAGAATCAAATCCTTGGTGGTCGCCCCATCGGCTACCACGTCAATCGTGCCAGCCGCGTACACAGCGTTACAAACTGAAATACCTGATTCGGTATTTGCTCCCGCTGCGATGGTCAAAATGGTTGCCGGATCATCGTCGCTGATTGTCACAACACCCGCTGTGGTTCCAATGATTCGCGCACCGCAAACTTTGGCAAATGATTGGGTACCTGTTTTCGGGGTTGTACCTGTGAGCAAAAGGGTTTCAGATACCGCAGCCGCCGAACCATCCAGCCCGTAAATTACAACTTGCTGGGTGGTGTCTGCTGCGTTAGCAGATACTACAGTAAGCAACGATGCACCCGAGGGCTGCGCAGTGATTTCAGAATCCAGTCCAGCAGAATCCCTGGTCCCTTTGGCAACCACTGCACCACCGGATTCAACCTCACAAGTCATCGTATCCCAGCCACCGGTGGGCTTGGTGTATTTGATCGTGAAGATATTGTCTCCACCAAGATTATCGACGGTTTCGATCGTATCCTCGAAAGTGATGGTCAACAGCTTGCCCTGGGTGGTGCCATTGGCCACGGTTATGTTGATCTGTTCGGTGAATGCTCCATAATCAATGGACGTGATGTCCAGTGCATCTCCATAGGCATTTGATAGGGTAGCGGTTGAAGCCGTTGCAGGATTGACCTTCATCGCCACAACTTCTACCGCCCCACCTAGAATGTTTGGATCACTGGCTGGCGCAAAAAGCATGTCGGCCACTTCCCGCAGATCTCCACTTCGAAAAGTATCCCGCGCTTGCTCGGGTTTGGTGAAGCGGATAAAATCACCCGCTTCTGAAATTTCGCTGACTGGAATGCCGCCTTCTGCAGTACCAATTACCGCAACAATGCCAGTCGCAGAAAGCCCTACCTGTTCGAGCCCGGACGCATCAACTTCAGAATATGCGCCGGGGATCGAGATGATCCTACCGTTGAAAAAAATGGAAGAAGCCAAAATAAACCTCCTTTATTTAGACCGGCTTTTTCATGAAATTCTGTAGTTCGTCATGCCAATCCAAAACAGGCATTGGCCCCAATTTTTGTTTGATTGCATAGTGTTTAAAACCTGCAGTGCGATCCCATTTCAAACCGCACAACTGCAAAAATACTTGCAAAGACACGAAGGGTTTTTCTGCCAATTTTTCTTCTTCTACGGGGGCAGCTTCTTCCTGCTTTGCCTGTTCTTCTTCCACCTCAAATTCTTCCTCAATCTCTTCAAAAACTTCTTCAACATTTTCCTCAGGTAGTTCCTCAGGCATGCCTATCCCTCCGCGTCATAAGTTGTGACTAAAGTTTTTACGCCTCCAACACTACTCGGAGACCCTGTTTTGTCAACGTGTATACCTGCAATCTGGAAGGCCTTTGAAAGCAGCGAATCACGATCGATGTACTGGAATTCTCGCGAGCATTTAAACGCCAATTGACGCACATGCAAATGCTCAGGAAGATACGCCGGATCTGGAGCAAGCTCAGTTCCTGACAAAGTAAAGTTGAACAAAGCACCCACGTTTGCCAGCGTTCGAAAACCTGCCACCATGATTGATTTTGCAATCTCGTAATAGTACGCGGTCAAATCGGGATGTTCGGTATAGATAAAAATATTGTAATTGTGATCCCACACCGAAGAATCAATGTCAGCTCGATACAAAGGATCCGTTTCGTCATCAATTTGCCCAGCCGAATCACCCAAGAAAGTAACACTTTCTCCTTCTCCTCCGAGTACGATCGCGTAGCAAGGAAAGTCGGTATCCTGACGAGCATAACCATTGATTATGGTCGGTGGATCGTTGGCAAACGCTGTTTTGATTGCCGCAACCTCGGTTGCATCCAATGCATAATCACGCTCGAAAATATCGTCCAACAATTTTGAATTAGCCAAAATTGCATCTTTCCCCTGGGTCAACAAATCAAAAAGGTATCGTTGAATCATTTTCCCGCCCTACCTTTCACATACGCCTGGAAGGCTTGTGGAGCCAACCGGGCAGCGAATTCCCCCACCCTGGGCATCAATGCTTGTTTTGGAATCCCTGGATGATGCCAACCGGTTTTAACAGCTTCTGAAATGGTTCGAAATGTAAAATACGTTGCCTGTGTTGCCCTTTCATATGTCTTTTTTTGGCGAATCATCCCCGCGTAAATATCGGTCTTGTGAATATTAATTCCTGTGGGCATGCGTTTGGGAGGCATGATCGGCGCAAGGCCTGCAGGCAAACGTTCCCCAGCTTCCAATTGAATTGCTTGATCGTAAATATCGCGACCTAGTGCTTTGGAGTCTTTTACCGCTTGATGGCCTTTGTACGCTGACCCCATTTCTTGGCCGATGGTTTTTCCCCTTGGGTTTTTCTCTGTACCCGGTGTTGTATGTCGAAAAGGAATTGCTCGATAGAAATGCCCTGCTTTGGCTCGGCGTTTTCCTGGTTGGCCGAAAGGCGCCTCAGGCACATTTGGACCTAATAACGTCTTTCGCATGTCGTAAGGCTCGACACCTTCTTCCAGATAATGCGCAGCATCCCCAACCAAAACCAAAGCAACTTGATTGGTTTGCACAACCAAAGGCATGATTCCTTCGACATAATCAAAGCGCAAATGGGAATTGATTTCAGAGGCCAAACCGATCCAATGATTTCGTGCAGCCTCCCCAATGTTACGCAGAACTTGCGTCAAATCAGGCGGGCTCAATTGTGCAAGCACGCTTGCCGGAAACAAATCTGATATTTCTTGAATCTTGATCATCCTTACCCCGGGATAAATTCGTATTGCACAATCGCTTGAATCGGTAATCTTCGGGGATCTCCCCTTGGTGTGACTGGGGTGCCTGTTTTGAATTTGATCGGTGTTGTTCTTGCTGTGTGCGGATATTCTGTAACCAACCATGTTGGATGGCAAAGATAATGAATTGACAACCGTGTACCTGCTACAGGCGCTTTTCCTGGTAACCAGGTCACGTTTCCTTGCTGATCCAATTCATAATCTTCGTCGGCCTCATACACAGTCGATACTGATCGAAGGTAATTCACCCCTCGAGTCGGGTAACGTGTTGGCAGTGCATCTGTCCCGTCTGCAATAATCAGCTCTGCATAGGGGATTTCAACGTCCAGCCCAATTAATCGATCGTAATAAGCAAGTTTGTTTTGGTAGCGCACGGTCACTTGCAAAGAACCGGACATCCAGTTACCAAGCTTGTCCCACGGGTTGTAGAGATTTTGAATCGAGGAAATGATCCCTCGAATCACCATCGCATTGTTTTGCTCAATCAGATACCGCTGAATATCGTCAAGGTCCCCGATTTCATCCCAATTGCGCGTGCCTGGGTGGCCGAAATAATACCAACCCGAGCCAGTACACAACGAACAGTTCGGATCGGGTTGCTCTGTTTGATCGCTTACCGGTGTGCACGGGCAACGTGTCGCCCTTGTCCAAGCGAGCAAATAGCCTTTGGTCTCAATGGCAAGATCAAAATCGTTGGGTTTGAAATCAACGCGCTTACCCGCTTCCTTTTCGCCTGCAGGCAAACCCAACACAGGAAACTCAGGCATGGTGATCACAGTGCTCATGAGAAAATTACCTCACTACCACTTGCTACATTCCCCCAGCCAAACCACCGACTGAAT